TGAAATCCCCGAGAATCTGAAGGAAGGCGAGGCTTTCCAGACGATGGCGACTATCGTTCTTGGCAAGGGCGGCAAGGCTGAGGTCATCGAGATTGATGGCATGGTCATCCCAGGCTACGAGAGTAAGAAGTCCAAAGGCAAGAAGATGGCCGAGCGCGGGGAGGATGAGGAGTACGAGGAGGAGGAGGAGGTTGCGGAGGGCGGCGGAGGCGGCGGGGAGGGTTTCATTGCCGAGGTGATGCGCCGTGGTTCTGGTCCGATGGCCTAAACTGTAAATCGATATGCCAAACATCACATGCGACGAGGCGGAGACGCTGATCAATGAGGCGGCGTCGCTGGGGTGTCGTTCTCCATGGGAGGTTGAGCTGGCTAAGCTCGCCCTTGAGAATCGTATTGCCGCGTATCTTCAGGGCGGCGGCGCGACGCGCGGAACGTATCGGAGCGTGAGCGCGACGGGTAATGTCACGAGTGGTGATTATCTTCTGCTCTGCGATTCAACCGCTGGCGCGGTGACGATTACCCTGCCTCCGGCTGCGCTTGTTCCGGGTCGGATCTATGTGTTCAAGCGGATCAATGCCGGTGCGAACAACGTGGTTGTTGACGGCTATGCGTCGGAGACGATTGACGGGGCGACGACGTACACGCTGAGTTCTCAGTGGGCTGGCGTGACGGTTATGAGCAACGGAACCGCTTGGTTCATCATCATCTGATATGGCTAACATCTCCTGCGCGGAAGCTGCTAATCTGATCGCCGAGGCTTACGGCGCTTCGTGCAAGAGTCCGCGCGAGCGTAATCTGCTGGAGATTGGCCTACTCTGGGAGGCTGCGACGCTTGGCGGAACGGCTGACATCACGGCGGACAACACGGTGATTACGGCTGACAGCACGATCATCACGGCGGACATGACCGAATTTCTGTAACTCGAAAAACAAATCATTTAATCAGATATGGCAAAGCAAACGATCAATATCGGAACAGCTCCGAACGACGGAACGGGAACGCCGCTTCGTACAGCGTTCGATTACTGCAATCTGAACTTCACAGAGCTGTACACGGCAGTCGGCCCGAGCGGCAACAACATCGTCGTTCCAGGCTCCGCCACCATCACCGGCGCGGCTACGGTGGGGACGACGCTGGGTGTGACGGGTGCATTGACCTGCCAATCAACCGCAAGTTTTCTCACTGGCACCGCATTGCCGCTCCATATCCGCAACAGTGGAACGTCATTAACGCAAATTGGAGACAATGCAACAATCGGAGCTGGTACTGCTTTTATTGTTGGATCGTCTGATGGTTCGCTTCGATTTCAAGGCGCTGGTTCAGAACTGATGCGCGTGAACTCTACGGGGCTGGGCGTGGGGGTTACGCCGAGTGCGTTTGGCGGTGGTCGGAAAGCGATTCAGATTTCAAGCCCAGCGCAGGTTGTTTCCGCAAACCTGACCATGGAGATTGGTTCCAACTGGTGGAATGATGGAACCAATTACAGGTACACGAACACCAACGCCGTTTCGTTGTACTCTCCGAGCAACGGAACTCACACTTGGTTCATCGCCCCTAGCGGAACCGCTGGCAACGCCATCACCTTCACCCAAGCGATGACGCTCGATGCGAGCGGGAATCTGTCTCTTGCCAGTGGTTATGTTCGCGCTGCTGCAAGAACCCAGATCGGTGCTGGTTACATTGGTGATATCAATATCGCGGGAAATAACAGAGGTCTATTTTTTGGATCTACTGGACTCCTTCCGGCCAATGGCACTGGAACCGCATCCGACAATTCATACAACCTTGGATCTGGAACTGAACGCTGGGCCACGGTTTATGCTGGTACTGGAACGATCAATACCTCTGATCGAAACGAGAAGCAGGACATTGATGATCTTTCAGCCTCCGAAAAACGTGTTGCTTCTAGCATCAAGCAACTCGTGAAGAAGTATCGTTTCAAAGACGCTGTTGCCTCTAAGGGTGAAAATGCTCGAATCCATGTCGGATGGATTGCTCAGGATGTGCAGTCTGCGTTCGCCGCTGAAGGCTTGGATGCCTCCGATTATGGAATGTTCTGTTCCGACAGTTGGTACGAGGTGAACGGAAGCTCGGTCGATTCTGACGGAAAGCCTTACACCTCCGAAAGCGAGAATGCTGTTGCCAAGACTCGTCTCGGTTTGCGCCATGATGAACTGCTCGCATTCGTTGTTTCTAGCCTCTAATTCACACCACCATGACCACCATCTCCATTGTCTGGATCATCGAACGCCTTCTCGTCAAACCCACCGAAGGCACCTACTCAGATGTCGTCATCACCGCCGACTGGAGGTGCAACGGCACCGAAACCATCGGCACCGGCGACGACGCAAAGACCTACAGCGGCACCTGCTACGGCTCAACGTCGTTCGCTGCGCCCAGCGGTGACTTCACGCCGTACGAGGATCTGACGCAGGATCAGGTTCTCGGATGGTGCTACGCCTCTGGAGTCGATAAGACCGCCATCGAAGCGAACGTCTCCGCGCAGATCGAGAACCAGATCAACCCGCCGGTCATCGCTCCGCCGCTGCCGTGGGTGCCGCCTGTTCCTCCGCCCCAGCCCGAGATGATCGTGCCTCCGATGCTGCCTCAGGTTGAGCCGGTTTTGGTGACGCAGGCCGATTCCAAGCCGTCTTCGGCGCAGGAAATCGTTGCGCCAATTCAGGATGTCACCGATGCTCCGGCGGCATGATTAAAATTGAACTGACCATCGAACAAACCAACACCCTGCTGCAACTCGTAGAAATCGCGATGAAGGCTGGCAACATCAACAATGTGAAAGCCGGACTTCCTCTCTACGATCTGATCCTCGATTCAGCCAAGCAGCAGGCTCCTGCCGCCAACTAACAGCTACGCACGATGACGGACCACCACGCTTTCATTCGAGACATCTCAATAGGCGTCGGTGGTCCGGCCATCGGCATTCTGGGGAACGCGGTATTTACCGATCCGAATCTCAAGACTGCCTCATTGGCACTTGGCGCGTTCGCCGCGCTTCTTACATGCGCCGTGAAAGCAGTCGAACTCTATCGCAAACTCAAAAACGACAAATGAACGCCAATATTTCATCCCTCCTCCGCCACGGTCTTAGCGCGCTCGGCGGTTTCCTCGTAGCCAAGGGGTTGGCCAGTGCTGATCAGGTTGCCGAGATTGCTGGCGCGACTGTCACTCTGATCGGCGCTGTCTGGTCGATCTGGAAGAACAAGCAATCAGCCGCTGCCGCACCCGTCAAACAGACGGAATGAACTTCCTGGCCGACTTGGTGATGAAGCTGGTCATCTGGATTCACTCGCTGACGACCAGGGACACGACGAGCGAAGATGCTAAGAAGCAACCCGATCTTAAGCGTGGTCTTCTTGATCGTGTGCGCGAGCATGAGCGTGAGCTGCGCGAGCCGGGTGATTTACGTCCCCCACGGTGAGCCTGTACGCCTCGCTGAGAGCGTTGAAGCAAAGGTTTGGACTGTTGACGCCAGCGGCAAAACGGTGCGTAGTAAGAACCGCATTACCATCCATGAGGGCTGGTACGCACTCCCAAAGGAATGAGCAATAACGCACCATATAAAGGTTCTCCCGCCGTCCGATCATCCGGCAGCGGACCTTACAGGCAGTCTCCTCCTCCTAAGCCTCCGGTCAGGCCGTCTCCAAAGCCGGTTCCGAGCGGCAGCGGTCCGTATCGAGGTAAGTAATTTAAACGAAAATCCCCCGGTGGCCGTGAAACCATCGGGGGATAATTGCTTCAGAGCGTATCCTTAGCGTCCGAGCGACTTCATCACGCTAGCAACGAAGTCCTCGCTCTTCGCGGCGTTCGCATTTGCCGGTCGATAACCTCCAGATGTCGCCTTCGAGGTGACTCCAGGTTCGCTTCCGCGATACTTCGATAGCTCAGCCTGCAAGCGTTTGTTCACCTCAACCTGAGCATAGAGCAGTTCGCGGTACTTTGGCGCGGCAGCGGCCCAAAGAGCAGCCTTGGCAAGATCCTCCTCGCTGTTCTCACCATTGAAGATTTGCTGGGCGAGGCTAAGTCGGCCATTCAGCTCGGTGTTCCATTCCTCATCGTTCTCACGCGGCTCAAAGATTTCGAGCGAGCGAGCATCGGTGGAAACCTTCTGCCAGGTCTTATTGGCCGACTCTAGTGCAGCCT